TCACTATATGGTATTATTTTATATTTATCTGATATTTTTTCTACATCAAGTTCCAATGCTGGTAAATTAAAATAATTGAAACTTCTTGTTGCTGATATAGTTTTAAATTTAGGATTATTTTTTTTCCAATTTGCAATTACATTTTTTCTTATTTCAATATTCCACCATAAAGATTCATTATCAGGATCACCTATAATGTAACCACTATCAATTATATCCAACAAACTTGAAGTTTTATGAAAAAGTTGATAATTTCCTTTTCTCTCGAAGAGTTTATATGGCGTTAAATATTTCATATTTATTATATATTATTTTTTTTATTCATTTAACTTTTGTATTTTTGTGATATGAAAAAAACAACTAAAAAATATTCAGAACTGAATGATATTCAGAAATTAAAAATTTCTAAGGTTTTTAAATATCAGAAACTAACTTCTGATAAAAATGATTGTAAAATTGTTTTTGAAGGCAATAAGATGGTGTATCTAATAGTAGAAAATAATCTAATAGATTTAGACTAAAATGGCAAATTGGAAACATATAGAAATGACTATAGATGAACTGAAAGAATTAGTTCGTGGTGTTTACGATCGAAAGTACTTTACATCTTTACAATGTGATGGTTATATGGTAACTATGGTTTTTATGCCTGTTCTATTTTTTGGTGCAAAACCTTCTAAACCAGCATTTCCTACACCTGATAAAGACATTCGCAAAGATCGTAAAAATAAATTAGAACATTTTAATGAACTTGAACAATGGAAAAAAGATGTTCAAGAATGGGAAGATGATACTCAAATTAGGGAAGAATACTTTAAAAATATTGGAATGATTTATGAAGAGTTTAGTAAAGCTGGTCCAAGAGGTATTAATGGTTATCCTACTTTTGTAAGTTGTAAAATTGTTTCAATTGAAGATACAAAGAAATTTATTGAAATGTACAAAAAATATGAAAAAGTAAGAGAAGATTTTGAAAATGAATGGTGTGTAGAAAAAGTAGATGCTTAATTCTGCTTTTATTATATTTGTAAAACTTTTTTTAATTAAAAATCTATAAAAAATAAAAAATGTCAGTAAAAATTTTTTCTAGTTCAAAGTCAGTTTATTTAGCAAATAAAATTGCAGAATCTTATGGTATTGAACTCAATAAAAGTGATTTCAAAGTTTTTTCAGATGGTGAATTTTGTCACGGTTTAGACGAAAGTGTTAGAGGTGATAAAGTTTTTTTAATTTCCTCACTATATTCCTCATATAATGAGTCTGATAAAATTCTGGAAATGATTCCAGAAGATAAAAAAGAAGAAGCAAAAGAATATTTAAAATATCTTATTTCATCATCAGATAGTGTTTTTGAACTATTACAGATGATAGATGCAGCAAAAAGAGCATCAGCAAAAGATATAATTGCTGTTATTCCTTATTTTGGTTGGGCTCGTCAGGATAGAAAAGACAAATCAAGAGTTCCAATTACAGCCAAAATGTTAGCAAACGTTATAACAAACGCTGGAGCAACAAGAATTATAACAATGGATCTTCATGCAGATCAAATTCAAGGATTTTTTGATATTCCTGTTGATGCCTTGAAGAGTTCATATATCTTTATGCCATATATTGAATCATTGGGTCTTAAAAATCTTGTTATGGGTTCACCTGATGAAGGCGGTGGTAAGAGAGTTAAACCTTATGCAGAATATTTTAAAACCAGAATGATTTTTATGTATAAAGAAAGAAGTGTTGCTAATAAGATAGATAAGATGGAACTTATTGGCGATGTTAATGGTTGTGATGTGGTATTTATTGATGATATTATTGATACTGCTGGAACTATTACAGTAGCTGCAGATATTTTAATGGAGAAGAAAGGTGCAAAAAGTGTTAGAGCTTGTATTCCTCATGCTGTTTTGTCTGGACCTGCATTAGAAAGAATTGAAAAATCTAAAATAACAGAAATTGTTGTGACAGATACAATACCTTTGATTTTGAAATCTGATAAAATTAGAGTTTTAAGTACAAGTGATTTGTTTGCAAAATCTATTTATAGAATGAATACACACGAATCTATTTCTAATTTATTCAAAAAATAAACTATTATTAAAAAAATAGAAAATTACTTCTATAATCCTAATGATGATGATTTTGATTTTGTAGAAAAAGAGGAAGATGAACCTGTAAAAGAAAAACAAGTTTGTCAAAAATGTGGAAATGATACATTTAGAGTTTATATTAAGATTATAATTGATGATGCTAGATTATATTGCGCTAAATGTGGTGAACAGTTGGATTAAAAAAATAAATAAAAAATATGTATAGATATGGTAAAACTATAAACGTGTATGGTGATGTTGATACTGATTTTTATCATGTAGTTGATATGGATGAAATTTTAGAATTAGTCGAAAAATGTAATCATACAGAGAGAGAAAAAATTTTAAAAGTTATAGATGAAACAGAACCTAATGAAGGTAGAATAAAAAAAGAGCTATATATTAATGATTATGTTAGTTTTGATTTCGATTATGAAATTGATTTTCATCAAATTTTAGATTTAATTTCTTCTTGTTCATTAGATGAAAAAGAAGAGATTATATCTGAAATTGGATTAGAAGATGATTCTTTTTTTGTTGTTAATAATCTTTATGATGAACAAAAAGTTAAATTGTTAAAAGAAGCTTTTAATAAATATAGTTTAGAAGAATTACAGAACAGATTGAATTTAAAGTAGATGAAAGAAGAATATAATTTTGATTGGAATCGTCCTTTTTCTGAAATTAAAAGAGACATGACATTGATTAATGTTTATGATTCATTAGAATTTTTAGAGGATTTTTCAAAAGAAGATAAAGAACAGTTATATAGATTTGCTAAAATTGTGGAAAATTATCTAAAAATGACAAATAAATTATGATCTTTAATAGAATTATTGTAGATAGAAAAAATGATAAAATTGATCATGTTTTTGTTTTAAAAGATACTGATAGTGATGATATTGTGGATATATTGAACGATAAATTTGGTGATAATGGTTGGACATCTTTTTATCCAGAAAAAGATGAATATTCATTTGATATTAAACTTCCTAAAAATTTTGAAACTTTACTAGGCAAAGTAGATCGCAATGAAGAAATCATAGGTATAATTGGATTAGGTTATGTTGGTTTACCTTTAGCTGTTGGTTTTGCTGAATCTGGAATTACTGTGATTGGATTTGATAAATCAGAAGAAAAGGTTAAAAAAATAAATTCAGGTGAAAATTATATAAAGGATATACGTGATGTTGTTTTAAGAGAAGTTGTGAATAATGTTAGATTTAGAGCTACAACAAATTTTAATGAACTATCAAAATGTGATGCAATTTTAATTTGTGTTCCAACACCTTTAGATAAGTTTAGAAAACCAGATATTTCTTTTATTGAGGACGCTTGTCTTCAAATTGCAAAAAATATGAAAAAAGGTACTTTTATTTCTTTAGAAAGTACAACATATCCAACTACTACAGAAGAGGTGGTTTTACCAATTTTAGAAAAATCTGGACTTAAGCATGGTGAAGATTTTTGGTTAGCATTTTCTCCTGAAAGAGTCGATCCAGGAAATAATCAATATCATACTAAGAATACTCCAAAAGTTATAGGAGCCATAGATGAAAATGGATTAACTATTGGTAAAAAAATATATTCCAAAATAATCGAAGAATTACATTCTGTTAGTTCGCCCAGAGTAGCAGAAATGGTTAAAATTTTAGAAAATACCTATCGTTTGGTTAATATTAGTATGATTAATGAATTAGCTTTATTGTCTAATAAAATGGATATTAATATATGGGAAGTTATTGAAGCTGCTAAAACAAAGCCATTTGGTTTTCAAGCTTTTTATCCTGGTCCTGGTATAGGTGGACATTGTATTCCTTTAGATCCATTTTATTTGGAATATATTGCTAAGAAGTATGATTTTGATTTGAGTATGATAAACACTGCTGGTCATATTAATATGAGAATGCCACATTATATGTATATTAAAATATCTACTGCACTTAATAAACATAAAAAATCAGTAAATGGTAGCAAAATTTTATTCTTGGGTGTAGCATATAAGCCAAATATAGACGATGAAAGAGAATCACCAGCATTGGATATTATAGATGATGTTGTTATAAAAGGTGGTGAAGTTTATTATAATGACCCTTATATTTCAAATATAAAAACTAAAAATGGTAACGAATTTCAATCAATTTATATTGATGATTTATCTAAGTTTGATGTTGTAGTTATTACAACAAATCATTCTAGTTATGATTATGATTATATTCTCAAAAATTCAAAATTAATAGTAGATTTGAGAAATTCTTTACCTAATAATGATAAAGTTTATAAGTTATGATTAAATAGAATATATGAAAAATGTTAAAAAAAATAGTATAAGAGATAGAAAAACTAATGGTAGTTATTATGTTATAGATTGGGGAGGATTAACTGATGTTGAAAATATTTATAAATTTTTATATAAAGATGCAAAAACATATTTAGATAGAAAAAAAGAAAAGTATGATGAAGTTATGTTAATTCATTCTAAAAAAAATAAATATAGAAAAAAATAAAACATTTGATGTATTATTTAATATTTAAATTATAAAAATTAAAAATGTATTATTATGCCTAAGAAACCGACGTTTATGAGTTATTTTGGCGGTAAAGCTCGATTTGAAGACTTTATTTGTCCTATTATACCAAAAGATATAAAAAGATATTGTGAACCATTTGCTGGTTCATTTGCTATTTATTTTTTAGCTGATTTTAAGAATGATATAGAAATTGTTTTTAACGATTTAAATAGAGATCAAGCAAATGTTTTTGCTTGTTCAAAAGAATATAAAAAATATTTAGAAATAATAGATTATCATTTAAATGATCCTAATGGAAAATTATATTGTGAAAGTGAAGATATAGATGTTAGAAAAGATTTCTATAAAAAATTATATTATAGTTATAAACAGTCTGATTTTTCTAGTAAAACATTTAATATTCCTGATTTTGAAAGAGCTGCAATTTATATATTTTTATCAACATCAGCTTTCAACTCTTGTCATTTTACAGCAGCAGGTTTTAGTGGTTTTAATAAAAAAAGAATGAAATTGTTGACTTTTATTAATAAGTTAAATAACGAAAAACTACAAGAGAAACTTGAAAATATTGATATAATTGAAACTCTCAATTTTGTTGATTTTATAAAAAAATATGATTCAAAAGAGACATTTTTTTATTTGGATCCTCCATATTATGAAGAAAAGGATAAAAGGTCTAGTTGGTATGGTACAAAAGATGAATTTGGACAACAAGAGCATATTGAGTTATTAAAATTATTAAAAACAACAAAATCTAGATGGGCATTATCATATTATTATTTTCCAAAATTAGAAGAGTATTTACCGAAAGATGAGTTTGTGTGGATAGAAAAAGATTTTTTTAGATCATCTGCAAGTTTTTCTGAAAATAAGAGTGTTAAGGGAACAGAATTATTAATATTAAATTATAGACCTGATGCTGAATTTGAAAGTTATGATGAACCTAAAATAAAAGAGGATATGAAAGAATTGGGAGATAAGTTGAAAAAAGTTGTAGATGGTATTGAATGGTTACCAGATACTACAAATTTGGTAGAAAGGATGACAAAGGCTGATATTGAAGTGATAAGAAAGAAAATAGATGAGGGTGAAAAAAGCGGATTTGTAGAAGATTTTGATAAAGATGAATTTTTAAAAGAAATTAAGCAAAGAAGAGATGATGCTGAGAATTTATTAGTTCATATAAGAACAGAAGATGATCAACCTTACATTAGTGAAAAATCGGTTAAGAAGAATATTTTACAGATTGATGATAAAAAAGAAGATGATATAGATGATTTCTGGTTCAGTTAATAAAAATTTTAATAAAAATAAATAAAAATATGATAGATGTAAAAATAGTGAATAATTCAAATAATTTATTACCAGAATATGCAACTGAAGGTTCAGCTGGAATGGATTTAAAAGCAAATTTAAAAGAGTCAATAACATTAAAACCTTTAGAGAGAAAAATGATACCAACTGGTATTCATATACAGTTACCTCATGGGTATGAGGCTCAAATTAGGCCAAGAAGTGGGATGGCAATTAAGTATGGTATATCAGTTATTAATACACCTGGAACAATTGATGAGGATTATATTGGAGAAGTTGCAGTTTTGGTTGTAAATTTATCTAATGAGGAATATATTATTAATCATGGTGATAGAATAGCTCAAATGATTATTAATAAGTATGAAAGAATACAATGGCAGGTGGTAGAAGCGTTGGAAGTCACTGAAAGAGGATCTGGAGGTTTTGGACACACAGGACATTAATATATATTATTAATGAGAATTTTAATAGTATCTTCAATTCGCTGTGGTGGTAATTCTTTTACTAGATGGCTCAGTGAAGAATTAAATTTAGAATATTTAAGTGAACCGTATAACAAAAAATTATATCCAACAACACCAGATATTTACTCTGATAATATAGTTGTAAAATTTCTATATCCAGATATCAATAAAATTAAAGATAAAAATATTAATTCTTTTGTAGATTTAATAAATTCATTTGATTATGCGATTGGATTAATTAGAGAGGATATCAGGTCTGCTTGTGAAAGTGTCGTTATTTCCTCTATAAGAGAAAATTGGATAGATAGTTATTATGTTAGCGATGGTTTTATACGGTCACACGAAAAAAGAATCAATGATTTAATGCCTATCTATAGAGACTATAATAATAGAATAAGTAATTTAAACATTTTACAGGTGAAATATGAAAACATCTTTATTGAAAAGACAGATATTATAAAAATAAAAAACTATTTAAATATAGAAAAATTCAATTATTTAGATATACTGGATTCTAAATATAGATATAGAAAATTTAAAGAAAATAATAATACAAATATAATATGAGAATTTTAATAATATCTTCATATCGTTGCGGTGGTAATTCTTTTATGTATTGGATTAGTAGAGAACTGAATTTAAAGCATGTGAGTGAACCATATAATAAAGATTATAATAAAGTCAAGGATTTATCTCTCGATAATATTGTCGTTAAAATGCCATATACAGATTTTAGTTTTGTTGAATCTTTTGATAATTTTGTTAATTCTTATGATAAGGTACTTGCAATAATTAGGGAAGATGTCAGAGCTGCTTGTGAAAGTGGTGTGATTGTGAAACATTTGGAGTTAGAGGGTGATAATTTTACTAGTAATTATTATGTTGATGAAGATTTTATTAAAAAATACGATGAAGAAATCACTTATCATATGGATTGGTATAAGAGAACAAATGAAGAAATTAAGAAATTAAATATATTACAAGTAACTTATGAGAACATTTTTATAAAAAAAATGGATGTAGATAAGGTTATAAATTATTTAGATATAAAAAATCCAAAACATTTAAATATTTTAGAATATAAATATAAATATAGAAAAGATAGTGAGGAAAGGGTCAAAGAAACTAATGTTTTTAAATTGGATAGAAGAACAAGATTAATATAATAGCAATAACAATATACAGACATCCAGATTATAATGGTGAAGAATATATAATGAACAATTTTCTTGAATATAAGTTTAGAAATAAAGCTGAATTATTGATAATTGAAAAATATTTTGATATATGGGAAGAATATTCATATGATGAAACAATTTTCTTAAAAACAAACAAAAATATTTTAAGACGAATAAAAATAACAATTCTCAATAGAAAAGAAGATTATTTAATATTAAAAAGAGTATTTGAGAATAGTGTCACCTGAATATGTTTTAGAATCCTATTTAAGTAAACAATTGGCCAAAGAAATTGATAAAGATATACTGAAAAATATTATTAATTGTTAAGTATAAAATGGATTGTTATTTTTAAGAATATCAAAATTTTTTTCTAATCTGTCACAAGTTGATTTAAAATTTGCAATATCTCTAATATTTAAATCAAACCATTCACCCTCCAATTTACAATATTTGAATTGATTATGTAGAGATGTTTCTATTTTTCTATCGTGATTGGTTTTAAATACATCTACACATTTTATTTTATCTTTGTTTCCTGTCTGTAGAGATGATACTCTTTTAGATATATCTTTGTTTTTAGTGAATCCTATTTTATATGATGTGGAATCATCTGATACACATTCTAATAAATAAATATAACCCATAAATGTAAAATTTATTTTTATATATTTACATTTATGGGTTAAAAAATAAAATTATAAATCTATTCTTCTTCTTTTTCGGCCTTATCATCCTCTTTCTCTTCGTCCTCTTTCTCTTCTTCTTTTTCTGGTTTAGCTTTTATTTTTTTCTCTTCTGCGAATTTTTGTAATTCTTCCAATCTAGTTAACGCACTATCTAAACCATCAAAAACTTCATCATCACCAATTATATTATAATATTTCTTTTTAAGTTGTTCAATTTCTTTTATGAAATTTTTATATTCTTTTAAGTCATTTGGTAATGCCCAAGAACCTTCGTTCATAAAATCTGCAAAATTTTTCATAGGTTTTATATTATTTTTTATCATTTGTTTCAGGAACAACATGTATTTGTTGATCGGCAAATCCTTCTTCTTGAAAAACATCTCCACCTTTTCTCATGATGGCATTATAAGCATCTGTTTTACTAGGTGTTTCAATTATTTCTTTACCTGCTTTTTGCTTTAATTTACCAGATGGCTTTTCCGATACCTCTAAACTGGTTTCACCATTTTTAATGTTTATGAAGCTATCTTCATATTCACCAACTGATTCTTTAAAAGTTTTTAAATGTTTCATTTTTTATTCATTTTTTTTTATTAATCTTCATCATCTTCATTTTCAAAATATTCTTCAGCTTCCATTTCATCATTTAATGAATCTATCTCATTATATAGTTCTTGAGCTTCATCATAAAATTCACTATCTGAATCTATATCAGACAAAGAATCTAATGCTTCATCAGGTGAGCCAAATTCCCATTTATCTGGATCTTCATCATTATATTTACAGACTAAAATGTTAGCTTTGTCTAAAAATTCTGACATTTGGTCATATAAACCAGCATTTTCTGCGTTGTTATAACCTTCAAAAGTTTTTAAATGTTTCATTTTATGTTCTTTTTTTTCTTGTATTGTTGTTTCTTGTTGTTTTTCTTGAAACTCATCTTCTGTATATTCTGTTACATTAGGGGAAATTTCAATGCTAATAAATTGACCTCCACGAATTTCACCACCTTCTATTTTACCTTTAAAAAATTTTCCTTTGTAAATAATACCAGATTCAAATATTCCATCTCTCCATGTACCGTTATACCATACACCGTTTTGCCATCTACCATATCTCCATTCACCATCTCTCCATACACCAAAATACCAATCACCATTATACCATAACCCAGCATTCCATATTAGTGTATCCTGGAATATTTCAAGTCGAGCATTTTTTATTTCGGCATTGACCATCCAATTAAATTTATTTTTAATTAGAATTTCGTCAATTTTCCACTGTTCCGTATAAATTTGACCATCATATTTTAATTCAGAATAGCGAGCTTCAGTCATTCTTTTATTATTTTTCTATTAAATTCCTTAATATATTATATATAAATTTTATAAGTTATATTTTTGTTAATCATATCTAAACCTTTTTTCAATAGAACCTATAATATATTATATATATTTAAAAAATAATGCAAAATTATGTCAGATATTTATGTTGATAAATCAACAGGGGAAAAAGTTACTATATTAAATGAAGATATTAATTTTTATGTCTTAAGCAATAGTGTTAGAATTAAGAAAGATGTTTTTCAAAAGAGATATGATAAAAAAAATGAAATAGATCCAAGTTCATTTTTCAGCGCGCCACCTAGTGCTGATCCACTAGTTGCGATGGCAAATCAGTTAAAAAATATGGACACCTCAAAGTTGCAAGACAATAATGAAAGTGGAACAAGAATAAAATATATCGAAAAACCAAAAGTGATTAGTGATAGCTCTTTACCTCCTGGTGCAAAAATAAAACAACCTCAAGTTGAAGAAGAAATACAACTATCCAGTAGTGAAAAACAAGCTTTGTTAGACGATTGGAAAAGAAAGAATCCAGATGTTCATTTTCCACAAAAAGAGAATGTAGATTGGGATAAGAGTGAAGAAGAATTATTGAGTGATAATGAAATGAAAAATGAATCAGCATCTACAGAAAGAAAGACAGTAGTTAAAAAAGAAGAGAAGGTGATTGATCCAATTAGTATGATGTTCAAGATGTTCAAAAATAATTATCCAGTTAAGTTGAAGTTGGAGATTGAAGATAATATACCTAATCCAGTTTTTATTGGTATGGTTCAGGAAAACGTTGAGGCAGATGCAGTTGAATATTATTCAAAAATAATTTCAGAGAAGATTTTAAAAGATCCAAATAAGTTAAAAAGTCAAATTTATGAACAATTGAAAGGTATAATAGATAACGAACTTGGAACTGATGATAAAGAAAAAAAAGATAAAGAATAATGGAACAATTTGATAAAAAGTACGAATATACTAGAAAGTATCATGAGTATGAAATGAAAATAATAAAAATGGCAGGATATGTTTCTGATCATTATTTAGACATGGCAATAGAATCAGATGATTTTTCTACAATATCTAGTTTTTTAATAGATTATTTTTCTGGATCAGCTGGTAAAGTATTTGATGTTGGATATCTATATTCAAAATATAAAGAATTTGGTTTAGATGAAAAGGTTGAGGATTTGGATTTTAATGTAAATGAGTGGTATAAAATTAGGTATGAGTTAGAAACATTGCCTAATAAACTAACATCTAATGATAAAAGAATTATGGAGATGGATGAAGATGAGTATATTCAATATATGATTGATAAGAGAAAAAAAGAAATTAATGAATGATATCTGAACAATATATTCAAGAAGGTCTTAGAATTAGAAGAATTTATATACAAAATTTAAAAGAAATTTTAAAGTTAGAACCAGATATAATAAAAAGAAAAAAAGATTTTGATAAAATCAGAGAACAGATGGAAAATGTTGTTAATTCTGATTTAAATGAAATTAGAAAATCTTTGGAATTAGATACTAGATTATTAGAATTGGATAAAGAAATAAGAAATATTCAAAGTACAATTAAGCCACATTATGATAAAATTGAAGAATTAAAGAAAGATTCTGATAAATTATATCTTGCTATAAAAGAAAAATATCCAAATATTACTGCAAAAGAGATAGAAAAACAAATCATGAGTAGAGCTGAAGAATAATTTGTTTTTAATTTTAAATTTTATAATTTTGTAAAAAATTATAGGTTTATGGAGTTATTAGATAATTTTGTTGTAAAAATTTATAGAGATGATGTTTTTATAGGATTTTTTAGATCATATAGAAAACATAGAAATGGTCTTTATCGTTTTGAAAAAACTAAGAATTTAAATAACGCATTAATTTTCAATGATCTTATATCATCTTTATATTGTGAAACACATCTAAAAGATGAACTTGATAAAATTTATTATTTTAATAAAAATAATTATTTTAAAACAATAAAAATAGATAGTCAAGATATTAGGTTATCAAAGCTTAACATTTTGAGAAACAGAAAAATAAAACTTGGTATATTAAAAAATAAAGAATTATAAAAATAAAAAAACTTTATATTTTTAATATAATATATATTATGTGTTCTTTTATTTATGGGTGTGATCGAGTTTGACAGTATTGTATAATGAGGTTATCGGCAAGTATCGCTTTGTCTAATATGCGATTAATAAATTAAGAGATATAACAATAAATGGCAATGCACACGCACATATCGTTACTTCAGATACAACCTACTCAGTTTCTGGAACTGTAGTTGAGAATGAAGTATTCGTAGCCTAAACACAAATAAAACCAGAAACTTTTTTTAGGTTACTATTTTTAGAGTTATAAAAAATGTAATTGGAATTTTATGATTATCCATTGCAAATCATATATTTTTGTTATTTTTAGAAAAAAATAAATAAACTTGTAGATGATGCCGAAAGACTATATTGGACCGGGGTTTGATTCCCCGCACATCCACTAAAAAAGTTAATCAGAAATGGTTAACTTTTTTTATTTTAAAAAATTATATATATAATGAAATATTAAAAATTAATATATAAATAAAAAAAAAGTTATGGCATTAGAATTATTAAGAGTTGATCCATCAACAGCAGAAGATCCTGCGGTTTTAGCAGCAGGTACAGGAACAACATATTATGGTTACGCTACACCAGGTACACAAGACACAGATGCTAAATGGTCAATAAAGAAAAGAGTTGTTACTGGTGGTGTGGCACAATATCAATATCCTTATATTACAGGAACAACTATGGCAGAGACTTATCCAGCAATTTTTGTTAATAACGTAACATATTTACAAGCTTCTGGTATGATTTGGGCTAATAGAACAGGATATACATATAAATAAAAAAATAAAAATAAACTATGAAAAAATTTAGTTCCTTAAAAGAAGAAGTTAAACCAAAATATGAATTAAAAGATTCATTAAAAAATGAAATATATTCCATTATCGAGAAATCTTTGTCAGTAAAATTTTCGAAAGAAGAATTAGTAAACGAAGATGTTTCTATTGAAGGTAAAGAAGAAATGGTTGAAGCTATAAATAAATTAATCGAGGATACACAGATTAAGGATAGAATTCTAACCTTAGAAAAAATTAAAGCAAATGTTTATAGAAATTTTGATATGAAGTGGTTGAATGAACAAATTAATAGTTTATCAACTAAAGAAGAAAAAATTGAAGAGAAAGAAGAAGATGAAACATCTGAAGACAATTAATGAATATTTAAATCCCATAATAGAAATAACAAAGGGTGAATTAGGTGTGGGTATTAAAGAAGGTGATGAATTAGTAATATATTCTCTTGATAAGCCTAATTTAAGAAAGACATATGATATTTATTATTTTTTATATAAAGATGATGTTGATATTCATGTTGTTGATGAATCTGGTGAAGAAAAAATATTTAACTTAGATGAATTGAATAATACATGGGAAATATCAAGAATTAATGATCAAGAAATTGTAGTCGAATCTAAAAAATAAAAAAAATATTAATATATAAAAAAAATTTATTATGAAAAGAATTAAAGATTTTGGTGAATACAAATTACAATTAGAAAGGATTGTTTATCCAGGTGAAATATCAAAAATTAAAAAGGAGATAACAGATTATCTTGAAAAACAAAAAAGCAAAATAGGTAAAGTGTTTGGTCCTAAAAATGAAGAGGAAGCTAAACAAAGAACATATGATAAATTTTCTAAATATGGTTTTGCAAAGGAGTTTATTTGGCCTGGATCAGTAGAGAAAGTAGAGCCCGGTTGGGGAGATACAGATGGTACTAGACATGATAATGAACCTGGTTTACCTTGGGATGATTACAATTCACCTTACCATAAAGGTATGAAATAGTTAAATAAAAAAAAGAGAGTCATTGACTCTCTTTTTTTTATTTGATAGAGATTTTTATAGATTCTTTCTTTTCTTCCTTAATTTTTGGAATTGTTAAATTTAATATACCATCGCTCATAGATGCAGAAATATTTTCTTTATCTACTAATCTTGGAAGCGTGAAACTTCTTTGAAAACTTGATTTGCAGAATTCTCTTCTATAATATCCTTCAGATTTTTCTTCTTTTTTATCTTCAATTTCAGAAGAAATTCTCAAAACATTATCATCTAAATCAATTTTAATGTCTTCTTTTTTGAGACCAGGTGCAGATATTTCTATTGTATATTCTTTCTCATTTTCAGAGACATTTGATAACCCACCATTTCTCCTTGTCTCAAATACTGATGGATAATAATCAAAATCATCATCAAAAAATCTTTTTGCCATTTCTAAAAATGGATTACTTACTGTCATTAAACTTTTATTCATAATTTTATATTTTTTTTTTGAGGTTAAACCTAAATTATTTTATCAAGTAAAAACAATACTTGTGCCATTTAAAATATATGTCAAAATGTCATAAAAGTTTTAATTTTTATTGTCAATGTGTCATATAAAATTTAAATAAACTCTTGGTGATATTTACGATATAAACATTATGTCATTTTTAGATAATATAAAAAGTAAAATCTACAATCTTGATGATATTCAAGAGAAAGTTATTTCTTGGAAATCTGAAGGTAAGAAAATAGTTTTCACCAATGGTTGTTTCGATATTTTGCATCTTGGTCATGTTGTTTATTTATCAAAAGCTAAAGATTTAGGTGACGTACTTATTGTTGGTTTAAATTCAGATGATTCAAGTTATTGGAAAACAAAAGGACCAGATAGACCAATTAATAATCAAAATGCAAGGGGATTGATTTTAAGCTCTTTAGTTTTTGTTGATGCTGTTGTACTATTCTCAGAAGAAACTCCAATAGAACTCATAGAAACCATAATCCCAGACATTTTAGTGAAAGGTAAAGACTACAAAATTAAAGATATTGCTGGATATAATGTTGTTATGAAAAGTGGGGGTGAAATAAAAACAATTGATATTGTAGATGGATATTCTACTACAAATATTATTGATAAGATGAGAGTTAATTATAAACTTTAATTCTTTTTGACCCGTTTTCAAAGTGTTTATTCCAAACAATTCTGGTTTTATCATCTTTAAAATCGTCGAATTCTACCCATATTTTTTTATTTTTGAATTCGTTATTATCTTTTAATTCAAAGCCTTTTCCTTTAATTTTAACTTTATTATCTTCATAAGATATGATTTTAAAATCAGTTACTAATAGTTCTGGTTTATCTGTTTTATAATTATACTTGATTATTTTGTAATTAACATTTATAAATTTGCCATTTTCATATTTTTCAAATTTAGTTATCATAAATTATATTTTTTTGTTGATATATAAAAATCTATAATATTCTGTATTTCTTCATTTGATTTTTCAATTATTTCAAACTCTTCTATACTATAAGTATGGTTATCTCCTGGTATTTTTATATTTAAATTATCATAACTATTTATTATATAACCTTTAACTAAACAAGGAACAAATTCATCATTTTTAAATGATAAGAAAAATGAACCTTTAAAATTATTCCAGCCTTTTTTATATCTAGCTAAAACAAATGAATGACCACCATAATCATAACCAAAATCATCTGATGTATATTTTTCAAATTTTTTTATTTTCATAAATTATATTTTCTAATGTTTGAATCTTCTTCTGGTATTAACTCTTTTTCGAAGTTATAACCACTGAAATAGTTATCTTTTCCGTCAATGGTATATTTTGCTTTATAAAAATTATCTGCTACCTAGTATTTCATTTTTTTTTCATAAAATTTTTTCATAACTATTTTTGTCAAAAAAAAATCTCTTATGTTTTAATGTGTTTCATAAACATATATATTAAAAAAAATCCTCAATTAAGAGGATTAGATTTTTATATTTTCATTCAATATTTCTTTGAAACCATTTGGTAGATATTTACTATCCAATCTAGTTAATTTTCTATTTATAATTATATTTTCTTTAACTTTATTTTTAAATTCTTCTTCGTGATTTTTCTTATATATAGACAATATATTAATTAATCTATCAATAAATATATCCGTATCAAAGTTAATTTCTCCTGGATATTTTTCTTTATACATATCGTAAACTTTATTTGATCCAGCATCACCTATACCTTTTGCTGTTGGTGTGATTTTAACAACACTTAGAATATTATCTCCTCTATCACCAGATACTATTTTTTTGAAAAATGATTTTTCACTGTTGATTTCTGCAATTTTTGCTTTAGATGTAATTTTATTAAAGTGATTAACAAAGTCGATGTCTTCATTTAAATCGAATATATCTCCTTGTGAATTTTCTTCTATATGTTTCATAAAAATAGTATAATCTTTTGGTACATATAATATTTCATTTTGAAATTTATGATTATATTGCAGATTGATATAATTTTTTGAGATGTTGAATTCTAGTAGTTGATGTAAATCACCATCATTTGAGACTATCAAATTTGAATATCCGTCTTTATTTGATTCTTTTACTATATGAGCTATTAGATCGTCTCCTTCAAATGGATCTATTTGATAAGTTAAACAATTATGTCTAGATTTTATAGATTCTTTGAAATTGTCGAAAGTTTCAAACACAAACTCCCAATCTATTTTTTCTTCTTTTTTTCGTTTTCCTTTATAATCGCTGTATAAGGTTTTTCTCCAGCTCATTTTACTATCTGAAATAAAATAAATAGTATTAAAAGAGTAAGAATTTGTTATATTAGTATAGTCATTAAAAAGTAAAGTTTCTAAATCTCCGTAAAGTGTTTTTAATCTGTGAAGTATGAAAACTGCACGATACAAAAGGTAATTCCCATCCAGACATATGTTCAATTTAATCATAAAATATATTTTTTTATTTTTATATTGTAAATATTGGTTTTTGTTTTAATATTTACAGTATTTAATTAACAATATATTTCATATGGGCTGCGTGCGGATTATTATCAGAACCGATGTAGGTATAATATATTTCTATGGCTTCAAGTTCTTTAGGTAATCTCTCCAATTTTCCTGAATCTTCGTTTACTTTTGTTTCTTGTTTATAACAAAATTTTACAGCTGGTTCTTCTCCTAAGATGATTCTTAAACCATTTTTTATATCACTAACTTTTAACTCTTCATTTTTAGTTAGGTCAATGTTGTTGTATATAAAATTATTTATACTTTTTTCTTTAAATATTTTTAATTCGTCCATTTTATTTTATTATTTTTTTAGAAATTTATTTCTCTTTCTATTTTCATAGCGTAAAAAGGTATAACATCATATGTGTAATATGAATTATCCATTTTTGGATCTTCATATAATTTAATGTCAGGTATAGAAAATATGTCAATTTCTAATACTACCCATTTATCAATATTCATATTGAATAAATCAATATTGTTGTATTTTTTTTTATAAAAAAATCTTTTCTGAGTACAAAAATCAATTGCTTCTGCTAAATTGTCAGTTAAATATATTCTATCTAAATCATCAGAAATCATTTTTTGAGTTTTTGGTGATAAAGCAGTTCTTTTTATTTTTTCATAATATTGTTTTGTTGTTGAATGATATAAATTTCCTGATACTTTTTTTGGTATATCAAATCTTTTTTGAAAATATACAATAAATTCATTATTATTAGAATCTAAAATGCTTTTAATATCTTTATCTTCTTTTATATCTAATATTTTAGATTTAAAATAACCAGTAGTATTAATTAATTCATATAATTGTTTATCAAAATTTTTATGATTTACGTTTGTTAAATCTATATACAATTCAATATACTCTTCTATTTGTTTTATATTATATTGTTTTATTTCCTTTTTTAATATATTTTCTAATTTTTCAATAAAAAAATTATAATCTACTGATATAATTAAACCTTCTTTCATAGTTAAATGAAAGAATTTATCAAAATATGATGAATTTTCATTAAAGAAATTAAATTTTTTTATCATTATTATTTAGTATTTTATCTATATATTCTAATTTATCTTTTCTTTCTTTCCTTTTTTCTTCTGCTGTTTCATATTTTAAATCTGCATAAAATATTTGTACAATTGGAGCAGATAATGGTTGAACTGAAACTAAACCTTCAACATATTCATCCTTTTCCAATTTAACATTAGGCTTATTACCTTTTAATTTTCTGAGTTTATTAATTCTATCTTCTTTTAATTGTTGTTTTTTTGATTTAACCCAACCGCCATCACCAATAGTGTTTGCCATTACTCGTTTTACTGTTGGTAATTGTATAGTATTGAATGAATTTGAATTAGAAGTGTTAGCAGACTGCACTGGCAAATTTTTATACCATTCTTCTAATTCTTCTTTAGTAAGTGTAGTTGTTCTTTTTTTACTGAACATCTTTTAATTTATTTAATTTTTCTTTTCTCAAGAAATCTGAAATACCGTAATATTTATTGATTTGCTCTGCTGTATATATATTACTCTCAGTGGTTTCCCACTCACCATCTTCTAAAATACAATGATATTGATTTTCCCAGCCTGACTTAAAAATATGAAGTGAGATTGGATTTTCTCTATCATAATATGAACTCATTATATGATTATCATATTTAACAAAATTGTATTTTTCGTAAACTACAGTATTAGTCTTAGCCATTTAATTTATTTAATTTTTCTTTTCGAGCTTCTTTTTCAGTATAAAAATATTTGGAAAATATAGGCTCACCTAATCCAGAAAATTTGCATTTTTTTATATAATAAAGTTTACCACCTGAATTTTTATTAATTAATACTATGTGTGTATTTCTAATTTCAAAATTGTCTTGTTTAAGAGAAAAACCGTTATTAAATTTTATTTCTTGTTGAAATGCATCATACCATTTTCCTTTTTTGAATGGTTTGTTATTTTTTTTACACAGGACTTTCATTTTAATACTTCTTTTATATCTGTGATATAGGAAATAAGATGTATAATAGGATCTATTGTTTCCGTATATTTTTCATTGTAAGATTTTTGTAAATTTATAAGTGTTGCACCTTTTTTGACTAAATTATCATTATCAACACTCATTAATCTATTAAAAAGAGGTCTACCCAATGCTTTCATTAATTCAAGTGGATTATCTTGAAAATTATTTATTACAAAATGATAATTTTCTTCAATATTATTTTTTCCATTTAGAACGAAATCAAAAATATCATTATATCCAGAAGATGTAAAATTTTTTAATTGATCTGTATTTTTAGTGAGATAAATTTCTTGCAATTTTTGAGTAGCACTTCTTAAATCAGGAAAACTTAACATTATCAATTTCTTAAGTTCTTCATCAGTAATTGACAGTTTAACATTAATAGAAATTGCTTTCAAATATTTAATATACATATCTTGTAGATAATCAATTTCTTCTTTATTTTTAGGATTAAAATCTACTTTAATGAATCTAGATAATATTTTATCATCTATTTCCTGAATAAAATTTGTTGTTAATATAAATCTAACGTGTTGATAGGTATCTGAGAAACCTTTCATTGCTTTTTTGTATTCAGCAGACACACCATCAAACTCATCAAGAAAAATTGTTTTTTGTGCGTTTTTTCCCATAAATGGATTGAGATTTTTACAATGTGTTTGAAGCTGTTCCCTAAGTATGTTTACGCTGGTATCTTTCGAAGCGTTAAATTCAATATTATCAGTATCCTTACATAATATTCTAGCTAAAGTACTTTTGCCTGTGCCTGGAGTATCACTATAAAATATCATGTTGGCATCTAAGCCATTTTCAACTAATTTTCTAATCCTTGGTAATAAGATTATTTGCTTTAATGTTTTTGGTTGATATTTATACCAAAACAGTTCCGATTTTATATTTTTCATGTAGATACACTTTTATAATTTATATAATTTTATATAAATAAAAGTGTAAAATGTTTAATATTCGTTTTTAATTAACGCTCTTGTTTCTTCTACTGATAATTTTTTATCATCAACGTAATCAATATCAATAGAAACTTTATTTATTTTTTGATTTTCTAAATTTATTTCAAAAATATTATCTGCAAATTTATATAAGTTATGCACCTCATAGTTCAGTAAAATCATATCAAATACGACATTACATTTTCTTTCATCATTCCACGAGTGACCAATGTCTTACTCTCCTGATGCGTTAATTCGGGTGAACTCAACCCTATTTTAATTTTATATCCTT